CTTTTGTACAAGAGCCTTAAAGCTTGGACTGACTCCTGATACTGTGCCTATTGAAGGGCCTAGTTTATCTAGTTTCCCTTCCATTGGCAAGTACAGGTTCCAGTTCTGGCGTGACCTTGGGTACATGTCTTTAACCGGACACATCCCAGGGGCTTTGCGTTTTAAAAGGTATCACTTTACATCCAAATCAGGACCGTCTGGTCATGCTTTGTGGACTTCTCTAGCCGATTTATCATTGGTTATTCGGGATGAAACCCTTATAGCCGCAGTTAAATTAGTTGGAGGGCCCAAGTTATCAAATAATATTGATGTACTGATTAAAGTTCTACCAATTCTTAGCAAAGTCCTTCCTGTGAATGGTCGGTCTTTACGAAAACTTAGCTGGTTTCCTGATAAAGAAATGAAGGTTCGGGTTGTTGCTATCGGTGACTATTGGTCACAGTGTGCACTCAAACCGCTCCATCATTATCTTTTCCGGTTACTCAGAAAGATTCCGCAAGACTGTACCTTCAATCAAGCTGCTTTTACAGATAAAGTAAAGGGCTGGGAGGTATTCTATAGTATCGACCTTACGGCCGCTACCGATAGATTCCCTATCTCAGTCATTTACGATGTCCTTAATGGCCACCTCCCAGTAAGCTACCTTAATGCGTGGAAACACATTATGGTAGGACTCCCATTTGATTTCCAAGACCGTAAGATTTCTTATAGTGTTGGTAATCCCATGGGGTTCTATTCTTCCTGGGCTTCTTTCGCAGTAGCACATCACTACGTGATATACTATTGCTGCAAGGAACTAAATATTCCATGGAAAGAAGCTAAGTATTGTATTTTAGGGGATGATGTTCTCCTTGGAGACACATCTCTTAAAAATAAATACGTGGAGGTGATCACTCAACTTGGGGTTAACTTCTCTCCACTTAAGACACATGAGTCTACCAAACTTTTTGAGTTTGCTAAACGCTTGTTCTTAAATGGTACAGAAATTAGCCCTTTTCCAATATCTTCTCTCAAAGAGAGTTCCACTAGATATTATCTAATGGTAAACCTCTTAGATGAGTTGAGTAGGAAAGGTTGGGTAGCACCTGATGGTATCCCCCAGGCTATCTTCCTCTTCTATAAGATGGTCATGAAGCGTAACACTGTTTACAGTGCTAAGCTCCGAGACGAATCTTATTTTAGTGAACTTATTATGAAAGTAATAAGAGGAACCTTGGCGGCTCATGAGGCGTTAAATACCTTAATGAGGCACTTCGGCTACAAAGTTCGAGATCTTCGTCATGATGAGGGTATTGCTATCCTCTCTAACGTAGCTATCGAAACTTTCACTAAATCTAATCCAACCAAACAGAAAGGAGCAGGTTATCCGCTGGGTCAACTAGCGGAGGACCTTGTTCTTTATCTGACAGGTTTTATAGAAGATGAGGAGATAGGTGAAATTGCTATTGATTGCATTACTCGTGTTCCTCACTTAGCCGTTTACGGTCTAATTGAAGAAGCGTATCTTGCAATCAATAAGGAAGCACGAAGATACACCCATATTGATGGGGGAGAATGGCCAATGCTCTTACGAACAATGGCCCTTCCACTAGATGACCGTGTCTTTGTTCAAAGACAAAGTCATCTTGTATCTCGGGCTTCAGCCATAATTGGTAAGATACTTCGACATAGATTTAAGATTTTAGAGATATATCCTGATCTGTTATCAGATTGGGAATAACCTTAAAGTCTTAATCTATGTCCAAAGATATCGACCTATTGGC